TGAGGGAAGCTATTTCTACAACCTTCAACAATTCAATTTCCTGCCTTAGACGCAGTATCTTTGTCAGAGCGATGGCGTCCTCTCCATCTAACTCGATGCGTTTATCCAAAACCACCAACTCGTCATGGAGTTCATTAGCTAGCTTTTTAAGCTGCTTACCTTTTCCAAACGTGATAGGGTCGGTTATAACGCGACACTCTTTGAAATGGTTCCCAAGATCCGCTCGCGTTAATTTATGTCCGAGTTCAGGATACATAAGTTTGTTTAATTCTACCAGTTTGTGTTGGCTACTCTGAGGGAATTGGAATGCTCCGAACGAATCAAACACGCATCCCCATGTCTTGCCCCAGTCCCAGAAATTTCTATTGTTATGAAGACCTAAGACAAAACCGAGAGCTTTCATCTCACGGGGATCTTCGGCAGCAGTAGCAGAAAGACATAAAATTTTATATCCCTGTTCCTTCGCCGAAACCATCATCCGACTATTCAGGGTTTTGATCCCTTTCCCCTTGTGACACTCATCGAAGATGATGAGGTAATCTTTAGGAGCCTTCCATACCATCTTAAATTTGCCGCGACGATCCAAGAAGCAGGTATTCCCTGCTCGAAGCTTCTCCCAACCAATAACGTGACCGCCCCACTCTTGGTCCTTTAGACACTTCTCCCAAGCACCAACTACCGTTTTCGGGCAAACCACGAGCGGGGTTTTGCCCAACGTCTTACTGAGTTCAACGGCTTTGAGAGTTTTCCCGGTCCCTGTTTCACTCGCGTCGAGCGCGGCCCCTTTGGTTTGTATTGCCTTTGCCAGAATGTCATGTGATTCTTTTTGGGCTGGATATAAATCCAACTTAGTCTTCGTCTTCGAGGTTGTCTGTGATGTCTGTGTAATTAAGTCTAGATTTTTTTGCTTCATCCTTTACCACTTTATATAATCCCGGAATTTCGTTGAAATGTTTTACCTTCGTGTGCTTATAAACACCATACTGCGCAATCAATGCCGCGTCCGCTGTAGCATTAGTCCACTTGAAGCCGGGAAACATCAGCTTCGCTCGAAGACGCAAATTTTTTTTATGTTCCCACTGCTTCTCCATTACTGGAAACCAGTATAATGCTTGCCAGTGCTGGGGTAATACTTTTTTACTGGGTAGCCCCATCCCCTCAATCAATCCGAGATACTCGCCATAGTTTTGAGCGAAGGTCCACGTTGTAGAGACTCCCTGACGAGGCATTGCATGCACGCTCTCGATCCAGACAAAGATATCATCACTAAAGTTCGAACGCATCCTTTCAACGAAGTCCTTGAAGGCCTCGCGAGAAGTCCACTTCTCGACAGAGAGCAAATGACCGGATTCCTTCAAGCAGCAATAGGCACCTCCCACGCCGGGGTCAATCCCAATGGTTAGCCTCTCAACACCGTTGTCAGGTCTAGGAACCCATAACCTTTCCTTCTCCGCCTTATAGTCACGAGCTTTCTTACTCATCGAAATCGTGAGTAGTATTTTTGAGTCTACCCTCAACTAATTCCTCAACTATATCAGATACCGACCGATGTTCCCGGTATGCGATTGATTGGATTGCGGTGGAAGTTTCATGATCCAGTTGGACTTGGTGAGTCACTTTCCCGCTGATGGCGGTGGTAAGTAATTCGGAAACAACTTGGGAGAGGGATTTCCCTTCCTGTGCTGCGTAGTCCTTTGCGGGTTCTGATATTTTCCGACTGATGTATAGTGTGAGCTTCGTAGGCTCCACAATGGTTGCTGATCTTGCCATAATTCAGCCACTATAAAATACTAACATCGCTTTGCAAATAAAGAATGACCTCTTATATTTGGACTCATGGCTATTAGAAAATACGGGTTTGTCTTCCCTGATGATACAAACGAGGTAACTATGGAACTCCATGCTTATCTCCATGCGCGGTCAGAAGAGGAGGGAGGCCTCGGCCAATTTGAGCATATGCGCAACGCGATCGACCTTCTTTGGAATAACGAGGAGAAACCCGCCGCACGGGGGTTCATCTGGTCTCCGTGGGCTGAGGACATGCTGTCACTCGCCTGTGAACACAAATACTTATCCATCGCTGGTTGTGCATCTTCTGGAAAATCCGATGCCATCGCGATGTTCGGAATTATTAACTACCTCGCCTCACCAACCAACACTCTGGTTCTAATGACCTCTACCACGCTCCGTGAAGCAAGGCGACGAATTTGGAAATCAACCATGGATTTGTGGAATGCGGTTCCGGGACTTCCCGGTCGGGTAGTTAACTCTTTGGGTATTATCAAGGGGATGTCCGCCACAGGAGGTTTCTCGGAATCTACAGGAATTGGTTTGATTCCTGCCGCAAAATCCAAGGAACGCGAAGCTATCGGTAAGTTGGCTGGAATTAAGCAGGACCGACTCATCTTGCTTGCAGACGAGCTTCCAGAATTACCTGAGTCCTTGATCCACACGGCAGTGAATAACATGAGTGTGAACTTTGCAAATGTTCCCGGAGCAGGCTTTAAAATGGTAGGTTTGGGAAACCCTGCATCTCATTTTGATGCCATGGGAATTTTTTCAGAACCAAAAGATGGTTGGGGATCTGTAACAGAGGATGATTACGAATGGGAGACAAATCTAGGGTTTTGCGTCCGGTTTGATGCTTCTGATAACCCGTCATTGTGGACTGAGGAGGGGAGACAATTATACCCGTGGATGCCCAGCCAAGAAGTAATCGATACTGCAAGAAGGACCTACGGTGAGGAGAGTCTGTTCTTCAGCCGAATGTTTAAAGGGTGGTGGTGTCCAGCAGGAAGCGAGCGTTCTATCTACTCCGAAGCCGATCTCATTAGAGGAATGAGTCATCGCAAGCCAGTTTTTGACAATAACTCCACTATGGTTGCAGGACTTGACCCCAGTTTCTCAGCGGGTGGAGACCGATGTATCGCTTACTTTGGGAGGTTTGGTCTTATGGAGGGCCTAGAAACCCTAGTCTTAACAGAATGCGTAACTTTAAAAGAGGATACTTCCGACACTTCTATCCCTAGAACGCACCAGCTAGCCCGTCAGTTTAAAGAAGAGTGCCTTAAAAGGGGAGTTCTCCCAGAGAATGCAGCCATCGACTCAACCGGAGGGGGTGCCCCCTTTCACGATGTCCTTTCAGTGGAGTGGTCCGACAGGGTTTTGGCGGTAAACTTCGCCGGTAAAGCTTCCGATAGAAAAGTCTCCGCCACTGATAAGGCGCTAGGACACGAGCGTTACCAGAACAAAATGAGCGAGATCTGGTTTCAGTCTAAGGAATTGCTCCGCGCAGACCAGCTTCGTGGGATCGACCGCGAACTCGCTAAGGAACTTGTTAACCGTGAATATGACACGACAGCTACGGGTAAGATCAAGGTGGAGCCTAAGAAAGATTATAAAATGAGGACTAATAAGTCCCCGGACCTTGCAGATAGCGCCTTTGTAGCCGTTGAGCTTTGTAGAGTCCGTCACGGATTGTTGGGAGGTGAGCGATTTGAGGTGTCTGAGAGCAGGAGACAGAGTTGGGCAGAGAAAATGAAATCTTATGATGTGACCACCAGCGCAACCCCAATGGATCTAAACGAGATTTAAAGCGAGTTGCAATTAGCCACTATCCATATAAATTCTAAAAAATGATTGACGAACTAAGCGATTTACCTGTCCTGACAATTGATGCGGAGGGTAAGGTCCCCCCAGCACGCATTAAAGATGTTAAATCCGCCAACGAGATCTACCGTAATCTCGCGGAGGGGGATGAACAGTCCGCGGTTAATCGCACCCGTGTTCAGGCAATGTTTGATGGAGTGACTCCATATTCAGCCTCCGCACTGAAGGCTTCTGGACAAGGGTTTAGAACTAATCTTAATTTCGGAGAGGCGGAAAAATACCTTGAACAAGCCCTCTCCGCTTACATTGACCTGATCAATGCGGTCGAACAGATCGTTAGAATTGAAACGAGCTTCGGGGAGGCCCGACAGAGAGTCGAGTGGTCTCGAATTATGTCAGAGGAATACTCCTTCCAACTCCGCAAGTGGGACAGGTTTAATTATGAATTTTTAAATCTATGCAATCACTTTGTCGGACACGGGGTCGGTATAAATTATTTTGAAGATTCCGATAGTTGGCAATGGAGATCCACCGGATTGGGTGACATCCTGATTCCAAGACAAACCCAAGCCACTGAGCAGAATATTGATGTTTGCTGTGCTGTTCGCTCAATGTCTGTCACCGAACTTTACAAGTATATCGAGAATGAGAAGGCAGCAACGGAGGTTGGTTGGGATGTAGGTGAGGTTAAAAAGGCAATTAAAGATGCTTCTGCAGGATCTCCCGAATCCAATGATTGGGAGAAGCTACAGGCTGAGTTAAAAAATAATGATCTTTATACAGGAGCTAAGTCTGCTAGAGTTGAGGTTGTCCATCTTTGGGTACAGGAGTTTAACAGGACTGTGTCTCACTACATCACACTTAAAAATGCAGAGAACATAAAGTTTCTTTTAAAGCGTCCAAATGCATTTAAAAGTATAAAACAAGCTTTCACATTCTTTTGTTATGGGATTGGGACTAATGGCACCTACCATTCAATACGAGGATTGGGTTATAAAATTTACAGCCATATCCAGTTAAACAATCGGATTAGATCACAGGCAGTTGATAATGCGATGTTGGCGGGATCTCCGATGGTCCAGCCAGAAGATGAGCGGGCGTTGGAGAACATGGCTTTCAATTATTACGGGCCTTTCGCTATCCTACCTCCGAATGTGAACTTCGTAGATAGAACCGCCCCTAACGTCACCAACACCATGATGCCAGTTCTTCAAGATCTTGGGCAGATGGTGCAGGAGAGAACTGGACAGTATTCAACTGCGGGTGTGTTTGGAGGAGAGAACAACCGTAGAACCCGCTTCGAAGTTGCCGCCCATCTTGAAGAAGCCTCCAAACTCAATGTAACTGCACTGAACTTGTTTTATGCACCATGGGACAGGTTCCATTTAGAATTAGCACGCCGTTTCCACAACCCGGATTATAAAGAAAGTACAATTGGTTTTGAAGAGGTTATGGATTACCGGGAGCGATGTTTGTTGCGCGGAGTCCCTATTGAGGCTTTATTATCGGTGGATTTTAAAAAAGTCCGTTCTGTTAGAGCGGTTGGGAATGGTTCTCAAGCAAACAGGATGGTACAACTACAACAACTTAATGAACTTGCAGGAACATTTGACGCTGAAGGTAGGCATTCTTTATTTAGAGATCAAACTGCGGCTATTGTTGGTCAAGATGCGGCTGACCGATATATTCCGGCACGCCCAGACCAGCGTATGCCAATTGACGCGAAAGTAGCCCAGTTAGAAAACAAGGATTTGATGCAGGGTGGTGAGGTGGAAGTATTCCCCAATGAGGTTCATGTTATCCATCTCGATATTCATGTTCCCGAAATGGAGTCAGTATTCCAGCAGGTCGAAGAAGGTCAGTTGGAGCTTGTAGAAGCTTATCAATTAACCGCGAACCTGTTCCAACACAGCGTAACCCATTTAGAGTTTATTCAACAGGACTTCTCTGTAGCCGATAGGGTATCTGAGTTCAATGAAAGACTTCAGCAGGTTTCAGAGCTTATTATTAATGGCCAAAAAGCCCTCGCTAAACTACAACAGGAGCAAGCGGAAGCCGAGGAAGCCGGGGAGGGAGAAGGTGGTCAAGTATCACCGGAGCAGCAAGAAAAATTGATCGAACACAGGCTTAAACTACAGATGATGCAGGAAAAACATCAAATGGAGATGATGATTAAGTTGCAGAAAGCGCAACAGGATAGAAGTGTAGAAGAAGCTAAGGCGGCTAGTAGCTTGAGAAACTTTTTAAAATAAATGACGACATTGGACGAGTGGAGTAAGGATGAAGCAGCCCGATCTAGGTGGGCAACTTTTATTGCTACCGAAGAATTTAGAAGAGGGGTTTCTGTTATGGAGACCCAAGCAGTACCCTTCATAAGGGTGGGTGAAGAGGTTGGAGTATCTGCCCAACGGCAGGCTTATCAAGCTGGGTTCCACGCAGCTATCCATCTTTTTAAGAACCTGCATGAAGTTCATTATAAGAAAAACCAAGAAATACTCCCTGAATGGGATTACGTGATACCAGATGGAAACGATTAATACACCAGAAGCCGCGCCAGCACCAGAAGCCGCGCCAGCACCGGAACCGCAAGCCCCCGCTGAGGTTCCTGATTCAATCATTCAACAGGACTCCGTTGATGTTCTACAACAGCCCACTGAGGAAGTTGGATTGTTGGAAGCTTTAGACGAGAGGATGTCCGGGTTTGATGAGGTGAAACTCGATACAGAGGGACCCTCAGTTGAGCAAGTTGAACAGACTGCGCAGGAGGTTAACGCTGACCCAGATCTCGCTTCTGAGTTTCCGGAACCGGAAGACCTTAAAGAAGTCCTAGATGATAAGGCCGTCGCTAAATGGGGAGAACTACGAGGCGAGTTAACAGAATCTCGTTCCAAGATCTCAGAGCTAGAGGCTCAATTGGAAGCCACCAAAAATCAATCGGTCGCTTCTGAGCTAGAGTCTCAACTAGCGGAGATGAAGGAGATAGTTAGTGACTATGAAACAGAGCTTTCCGTGGCTAGAGTAGAAAAGTCTCCTCAATATGAAGAACTCGTAACTAGACCACTACAATCCATCATGGAGTCAGTTGAGCTTATTGCTAACGCAAATGAGATCGACGCAGAGGCCTTGTTTGATGTGATGGCTACCGATAATAGGGAAAAACAAAATGCTGAACTCAGTAAGCTCACCACAAATTTAAGTGATCGAGACAAAATGAGTCTTTATCGGATGATTGATGATGCTTCAATCCTTTTTGAAAGGGACGCTGAGTTGAAAAACAATGCAGCCGAAGCCGCCCTCGCATTGGATCAGCAGAATGAACAGATGCAATTGGAAGCAGCCAAAAGAGAAGCAGCTACCCTACGGGAAGGCGTTAAGAAAGTATTCCAAAAATTGTCTGACGTAACCCCGGATATTGGAGTAGATTTAAACTCCCTTCAAGAAGCGGGACTTAAAGAAGACTTTGTCTCATTAGGACCTGACCATAAAGCTTATGCACTAGCTGCAGGAACTATGCTGAAGCCACTGGTTGCCGCTTTGCGGGAACGGGATGCCACCATCGCCCAATTAAAACAGGATATGAGTGGGTATCAACAGTCCCAACCCTCCGTGAATGGATCGGGCGTGAAACCGACAGAAACTTCCTCAGCTTCGGCGGAGACAGGGTTTCTAGAGATGATGGACCAACGATTAAAAGAACAAGGATTATAATATGGAGGTATTGATTATCTGAAATGCCCGTCGCCATCTCTTTACTGGGCGAAGACGGTAAATCCTATTATTGCAGCGGTAGCAAATTTCGAAGGCAGAACGATTGAGCGCTGGCAGGGCGGTCCCGACCAGTGAACCTGATACAAAATTATGAGTGATACCGAAGACAACGACGATAAAAAACCGAGTAAAGAGCCCTTGCCAGACGCGCCTTGTTCTCCTGTTCGCCGTCGTCGAAAGAAGCGCCCGTGGATTGTGCGTAAGTGGCGAGAATTATATTGGTGGGGAATAGCCCTCATTCATGCCCGCGATAACGCATGGGCCGCTGGTTCTGCGAGGTATATTCTGGAAGACCTAAATCACCCGGAAGGCGTGAAAGCTTTGTCGGAAATATCCGGCCTGCCTGAAGGGGTAATCGTCGAAGCCATGTTCAATATATGCTGCGATGATCCCGAGGAGAACAGTAATTAGTTGAGCCGGGGAGCCCTCGGCGACCTCGCGCTCCAACATCATTTTAACGTATCCGTGAAAACAAGGTCAAGCAAGATCTATAATGGGGGCAGCGGGTAGAGCTAAAGACAGGGAGGCTAAATATTCAGGAGGTAAGCATAGTCCTTCCGATTACAAATACAATCCACGCACAAACCAAGCCACGCTCAAAAAATAATTTGCGTTTTATTTTCTTATGGGGTATTAATTTGGTGGAGCCTCTGAACTCCGTAACAATCAGAAAAAACCAGAGCTAAGGGCAATGCTATTTGCCTGTCTCCTCGGCTCAAGGAGAGACAGAATTAAATAATTAATTACTTCCCCACAAAATGTGCGGAGGTGCAACCCCTTTTATCCAAATGGCAACCCAAACTACAGGCGGAACTCCTTCCGTCGATATTACACATACCCTTATCGCTGAATCTGGAAGGATCAGCGGAGAAATCTATCGCAGAACAATTGACACCTCTCCATGGTTGAAGCTGGTTAAGCAAGATGCTTGGCCCAACCAAATGGGAGACAACCTCTCAGTTCTGACCTACGAGCGGACTCTTCCACCAAGTCCTACTTGGTCGAATATCAACTCCGCCTCTAATAAATACTGTATCCCTGATGCAGTTCAGGTGCCCGTCGCGCAGACCATGCAGACCTACGGCCTAGCACATACCGCGATCGAATCAGATCCAATCTGTGTGCATGACGTTCGTTTTGGCTATCAGTTCCGCGAGCAGCTTTCTAACATTTATGACAACCTCGTTGAGAATGTCGCTTGGATGTGGAAAGATCGGTACCGTGAACAGTACACTGACTGGGCGCACCATAACGTGGTCGCTTACGAAGATACTACTGGAGCGCTCTGTGAAGCCCCCGGCCTACTGGCGAACACCGCTGGTACCGTAGGAGCAATCGCAGGTAAAGGCATGCCGGAAGAGGATACGGCTAACGCTGCTTTCACTGAAGCAAACGTTTCCCGTCTTACTCAAGGTATTCTGAACCGATTCTACATGCAGTTGATTCGTGATGGAGGTGGATCTAACCCGATGGGCCGCACTGATGGTCGTCCGGTTTTCACTCTAATCACTTCTGCTGAAGCTTCTGACCACATTATTCGTCAGAACGCCGATGGAACTCGCGATGATTACCGTTACTCCCCTAACGTGAATGAACTCCTCAAGCCTCTTGGCGTTGAGCGTTCGCACCGGGGTTTCTTCCACGTTGTCGATCCGTTTCCAAAGCGGTACACGTACGACGGGGGTCAGGCTCTTGGCTCTCGCTGGACTGAAGTCCTGCCCTACGTAGCCGATGCTACTTCTTATCAGGGCAAACAAGGTTCCGAAAACCGTTACATTGTTAACCCAGCCTATGAGACTGCGGAATACGAAGACTCTTTCATCTTCCACCAAGATGTATTCAAGTCCTTGATTCCAACCCCACTTGGTAATGCTGGCTCTAACGTCCAGTTCAATCCTTTGACTTACCGAGGCAAGTATGACTTCCTCAATATTAAGGATCGCTTTGATAACCCAGATGGTTCATGGGGCTACTTCCGTGGCGTTCTCGCTAACGGTGCCAAGCCTTGCAAACCACAATGGGGTTACGTTATCAGACACAAGCGTTGTGATGCTCAATTCGAGCTTCTCGACTGCTCTGATACCGCAATCACCTAATTAATTCCCTAACCCCAACCCGTCCACATCCCCCGCTAGTCGTTCTTTAACGCTAGTGGGGGATGAATGGGTTTTTAAACAATGTCTTCAAACGCTTCTAAACTATACGCTACAGCAGAGGAAACCTTGACATTGTCTTTTTCTTGGGCAGATGGTTTTACGGGATTGACGGGGGTATTTAAAGTAGGGACTCAATCAGATTTTACTCTTGTACAATCGGCAAGTTTAACAATTGATCCGGGGGATGCAACTCTCATGAATGGAGACCTTTCTTTAGTTGGCGTAGCAAAAGGTTGTTACGTCACTCAACTACATCTCACTGACGGGGGCGGGGATGTAACGATAGTGGAGGGGCCTACATTAATAGTTAAACCGCAGATAGATGGCTAAAATAATACTAACCGTAAGTCCAAACG